AGCACTAGTTCCACTTATAGTTCTAACTGAAGTTGAAACTCTAGTTCCTTTACCTGGAGTAATTACATTAAATTTTGGAGACATTGAGGTAAATTGATGGTTTTGCGAAATACCAACACTATTTCCACCCACAACTCTTTCATCAGTAAAACATAACATAGTATTTCCACTTATTCTAGAACTAGTACCTCTATCAATTTGTAAATAATAATTATCAACATTTGAAGCATTATTTAAAGTATCATTGGTTGATATTGACAAACTTGTATTAATACCAACTAATGGGAAACCATTAATTTCATATGGTTGAATATCTGAACCCTCTAAGTGAGAAGAAACAGGTGATCCTTCCAGTCCTCTAGAATTAAGAGATAAATTACCAATATTAACAGTGTATGAAACAATCTCACTACCTATCAATGCTTCACCAGTAGAAGTTGAAACACCTGCAAACCTAGCAAATATTGATGTACTTGCAACTGATACCTGTGTCGATTCTGGGGTTATACTTTGTGTAGTTTGAGTAACTGTTGTATCTGGTTTAATTCCAGTAATATTAATAGTATTATTAATACCATGATGAGCATGATTACTCTGAACAATTTCAAGTACATTACCAGTATATAAGTCACTAGTAACCACAGAATTAGTTCCTGATTTTACTTTAATATCAACTGCATTCATTGCAGTTCTAGTATCATTAGAAGTACCGTAATGAATAATCTTTTCACCACCTACAAATTTTTCACCTTGAACATCGGTTAAATATAAAGAATCTGGTTTAGTACTTGTTATACCAACTGCAAACTTAGCACCAGTACCTCTCTTATAATTTGCCCAAGTATCATCTATTGTTAGAACATCTCCAACAGAATATCCCTTACCTTCAAGACCACCAACTATATCAACAGCCGTTACTTTTTCATTAGTAAGAGTTACTGACACAGTAGCTCCGCTACCACCACCAGTTAAAGATTTCAAAGGTACACTAGAAAGTGAACCTAAATCATATCCACTTCCACCATTTACTAAAGTAACTGGATTTCCTTTACTTGCATAATGATTAAATGCTGTTCCATAATCTGACCATATTGGAGCACCAATTTTTTCAATGATACCTGTAATACTATCATCGTCTTTATCAGCAACATTACCAGTACTAATTTTTCTACCAATAGGTATTTGATCTTCATGCTGTCCAACAGCCTCATTATTATATGAAGCAGAAGGCCAATCTAATTCCAAACTTACCTTTCTAGGTAATGTTTTTATTGGATTAGACGAAAGTACTTGTGTATTTTCATTACCAGATTTAATTGGTGTATTATAGAAAGTAACTGTACCAGAATCAACAAACTCTGCTTTATAAAGTTTAAATGCTAGATCTTGATATTGACTTGGGGTCCAGATAGTTCCATTTTGAGATTTGAATAAACTACCACCAATATACTGTTTAGTAACAACAACACTTTCAACATCTGGAAGATTTGAAGTTTTAACGGTCTTTTGACCCATTGTTGCAACCCACATCTCATAAAGATCAGATCCAGGTGATAAGAATACTAATGCATATTCCTTTCCTGCCTCTAGATAAACTGGAGATGGGAATTTAATATTGGTTGCAATAGAAGCATCTGTTGATGTTTGAATATCATTAGGATTTAATGCTATTTGTGTAAAGTCTTGAACAAGCCAACTTGTAGGTGTTCCTAATTCAACTTCTCTAAGTTCTACAAATACTTTTGCATTTGGATCTTTACTTGCAAAATAAACATCAAATGATGTTAAGAATGCACCAGTTTCATCTACTGTAAATGTTTGTGCTAGAGGATCTCTATAAGGTGCTTCAACTCTAGTTGTAGATGAAGTTTGATTTATAGAAATATTAGTTGTTATCTCATTAGGTTTCTGTGCTGGTGGGGGTGGGTTTCTAACTCCAACAGTTGATGTAGATTGAGCTATGACTGTACCAGTTCCAGAATATGTTCCTGTTGCATCACTAGCGAACGCAGTGCTTCCAGGTAATGTAACTGTTCCTGGTGGTGTTGATGTTATCTTAAAGGTCTTAGTTCCTGAGAAGAATAAAACAGGTGGTTGTGGTGTTTGATTAGCATTTCTAAAGAAGAAAGCACCTAGAACATCACCCCAATTATCAGATATAAGTTCTACTCTGGATACTGTAGCAGTAGCACCACTATCACCCACAAGAGTTGCACCTGCTACAATATAACCAAAATATGTTGTATCATTTGCTAAAGAATCAACATCACAATTGAATAATTTAGATGTTGCTGAATAAGAAGAATCTGGAGCAGGTCTAGTTCTATCATAAGGATCAACTGAATATGCTTCAACACTTACAGAAACTGTACCCATTCCAGTAGGAATTGCTGTAATACTGGCATCGCCAAATTTATGATTAGGTGCTTTAACACGAACATAACCAATTTGAACGCCATTATTTAAAATTCTAACATTTTCATTTACTACAAATGTACCAGAAACCATATTGATTTCGGTTAGTTTAGGGAATATATCTGGTCTACCACTATCTAAGTAATGATAATGTTTTGTAAGTGGTTTCAATCCATTTGCAGTGAAAGAAACATTTCTAGATCTCATAAATGGATCTGCTTTACTCTTGATTTTAACACTTTCAACATAATCAAACTCTCTAAGAGATTCTATGGTATTTGTGAATGAAGTTTCTACAACATTTGTAGTTGTGGTAGTTGTAGTAGTTGTGGTATCAATATGATTACCATCAAATACATCTTGATCAGTTTCAACTTCAGCAGAAGTCACACTAACATCAGTTGAAGTTGATGTTGTATCTGATACTACATTTGCCTGTTCTGCCCAAGTTGCTCCTGTAGATTCAACTCTATGCTTATCAATATAGATTGTTCTTGACCAGTTATCTGATGCAGGTTCAAGAAGTATTCCACCAACAAATACAATAACGTTGAATGGGTTAATATTTTCAACCTGAGTTGCTTGTGGTTGATCTATCCAACCGACTTCGTTATAATCTAGAGTTATTAAATCTCCAGTTTTTTTACAATTAGGATCTAAAAGATTTAAATTAGCAGACAAATCTGCAGTTTCAGTATCAATGCCAAGATTAAATGCTAATTGTGCTGGAAGTGACCAGAAATCAACTGCACTTATAAGTTCTTTATTAACTACATCAATATCACATCTAGAATCAGATGTAAGGAAGCTTCTATCTTTAAAATCATTTACTACAAATCCAGTTTTAAATCTATCAATACCATTAGCATCAGTAACCATCAATGATTTTGTATCAAGTTCTAACGCTGTTAGAGAAGTCATTACCTCTAAATTATCGACTCTCTTTTCTAATTTACCAATATCTCTCATGGTAAATCTTCTATTATCATATAATTTAATTGAAGGTCCTGTTATAGGATCATACAAATAAGGAGGAAGTGTAATTTGTGCTACTTCCATTGCATCACCAAATTCTGTTGGTGGTGCTGGTTTGTCAGAAGATACACCTTTGATCAATTTAACTTGCTCAAATTTATTGATTACTAACTTATCGATTCTTGGTAAGTAATAGGTATATCCAATAATTGAACTTTCATCAGGTGCTACAACATAACTAGTATCTGTTTCAAAAATTCTTGCATTATAAGCAAAAGGAGATTTATCAGTTGTTGTAGATGTGTTAAAAGGTTTAACTCTTGGTCTAAAATCTAATATATCAGTCGCTCTATCAATACCTACTTTAGGTACATCATAGGTATATCTATCTTTAGTATAAGAATTTGCTGTAAACAAATCTCCACTATTACCACTATGAATTTGATACTTATCAAATATAATAAGTAATTTATGAGATGGTATTGCAGAATTATCCTTTCTAACTATCCTAGAGTAATCAGAATATTGTTTTTTATGACCCTTATCAAGAGTATAATTAGTTGTTCTATCAACATAATTTCCAAGAGTTACCTTTTGAATATTTGTTGATATACTTGTTTCTTTAAAAGTTGCTGTTTCTCCAGCAATAAAAGTATTTGCATTCAAGTAAACAAATTCAATTTCTGTAGCAGATACTCTATTAACAACCTGTGCTATTGCTCTACTATCCTTTCCAACAATCTGTTCACCTATATTTGTATTAGTATCTAATCCTAATCCAGAAACAAATGTTAGTTTATCTAAACTAGGGAGATTTGCATCTTTAGATTCATATATTGCACGAATATGAACAACATCTGGAACATTTAAAGATATTTCTTTATCCTCAACTCTTAATCCATAATATCTACTTTGTGCATCTTGATTAGTATTTGTTAATCCACCATTAGTTGAAATTCCTGATGTTCTTGTAACAGATACTTGCTCACTTCTAATAAAATCTTTTGACTTACTGGTTAATCCAACCTTTTTCATTGTGGCAGTAACTGTCATTAAGGTTTGTGAGTTACCATCATTTAATCCAATAATTCTTAGATCGTTACCATCATTACGAACAATAACTTGATCTGATGTTAATGTTTCTATAGTACCATTAGTATATTGAACTGTATATTTTTCAGCGTCAAATGGTTCAAAGAATATACTAGATATACCTGAATTACTATCTAATGCATCTGAAGTGTTTATATCTAAAACACCAGCACCATTAGTTTTAACATTTGCACCACTTATTTGTTTTGTAATTAATAACGTTGAATTTGATAAGTCAACAGCAGAAACATTTTTTCTAGGTAATCTAGCATATAATCCAGATCTATTAAGGTTTATAATTTTAGGTACTTTAATTCTAAATGTTGATGATGTTGTTACTCCAACAGGTAACATATGATTACCACTACCATCTACACCACCATTTACACCTGGAACATTTACAACTGTTTTAAGAGTTAATGTTGATCCATCAGCAGAAATATCAGATACTCGACTATAAGTTTGATCTGGATTTGATGTAGTTGGTGATGCACCAGTTGAAAAACCTACTATAGCATTAGTACTAATTCCTACCTTACCAGCAAATCTCCTACCAGAACAAGTTGCTTTAGTTGTAGTGCCATCTACACCTTCAATTGTCAATGCATCTGTTAAAGTGAAATTAGGCAATACTCGATCACGTAATACACTATCAGCACCAAAGTTTACAGGTACTGCATTACCAGAAATTGATTTACTTAATTGATGAACGGATTTAATATCATCTGTTGTATATGTCGTAACCTTGACCACAGATGATCCTGAATATGCAGTACTGATACCAACAGTACTAAGTGAATTTTGTTCGTTAAATATTAACTTTTCTCCCTGAACAAATGTTCCTGTAGTTTGTATTAAACTTATTTCAGCTCTGTTAGAATGCTTAGTAATATATCCAGATGCACCACTACTAGCACCTTTAACCAAAGTTGATAGTGGTAGAACAGATTCCATTTCCTGTCTACTACCCATATTAGAAAGTTCTAATGTGGTATATGTTTGAACATCCCAAAGATATAAATCCCAATCAGTTGCAGCATCAGTATATAATGAGTCTGATAATCCAAAATGATAAATCCGTGCTTTACCAATTTCTGTTCCATTACCATCTGCAGTATCTGTAGCAGATGTTCTTCTTTGGTTATATAATCTAACTATATTATCTGTACCACTAGCTCCTTGACCAAGATTAATATATGGTACTCCTGTTACGTTATTGACCTTTAAAAGGCTACCCATTCTAAATGGAATAGATGCTGTCTTAACATTTTTTGTATCTCTAGGTTTATCAATATCTAATACTGTTGTTCCTGATAAAGTTACATCAAACCCCCTAACATATGCCTTTCCTGGTGATAATTTTACACACATTGTGTCATTATCAGGAAGATTACCTTCATCAGTTTTTTGATCTTCAGTATATAATCCACCAGTTCTTACTTCATCATTTAAAGAGTTTTGTATATTAACTCTAAATGGGTTTATAGCATAATTTCCAGATTCATCATATGTTCTTTTTGCAAGATATTTCTTAATTTCTGAATATACTGAAGAATTTTGAATCTTTTTAACTTCACCATCTCTTACTTTAAATAATTCTACAAAATTTGTATCATTAAAATCATCAAGTGCCTTTTTAGTTAATTTTACTGATATTTTAAATCTATCAGCACCTGGTGCTGCATAGTTTGTAAAACCCTTAGCGTTATCATTTAATGAAGTATCATCATTTGAATTGATTATTTCTTCAAGAATTTCAAAACCAACTCTATATGATGGTTTATTTGAGTATGGTTCTAAAATAACTAATGATTTTGAAACATCTACAAAAGTTCCTCTAATAAAATATACCCCAGTATCAACACCAAACGCAGATCCAATAGCAGTTGCATTCTCTGCAACTAGAGTTAAAATGGATTCTCCAGCATTTAATGTAGTATTACCATAGGTAACATTTTCTTCAAGTGTTAATATCTCACTATTTGGAAAGGCAGCACTTTCAGCACTAGTACCAGATTCGGTATATTTTACAAAAACCGTAATATCATCTACACCTTCATCAGGAGGAAGAATATAATTCTTTATAGTTCCTACTATTTGAGAATTTTGACCCCTAACTTTTGTTCCTTTTCCATTATTATTATTAATTAATGCATCAAGATATACACTAACATCTATACCAATATGATCAGCATTTACTTTAACTGAGAAATATGTACTATCATAAGTTACAGATCCAGGAATAACCATAGATCCTTCTTTGAAGATATGGCTTCCGAATGATTCTAACTGATTCTGTAATATTGATTGTAAACTAGTTAATTCTCTAGCTTGGACTGGGAATCCTGGTTTAAATAGAACCCTATAAAAATTATCAGCCTTATCAAAATCATCATAATAAGGACTTATATTTAAGTTAGTCTTCTGTGGCATTTTTTTAGAATTCTAGGATGATTTTAACGTCTTCTTTTTGTCGAGAATTTCGAGCAATCAATGGTCTATTATCAAGATAGATAACTTCCCCCGATCCTTTATTTATCTCAGATGTAGATAACCCATTTACAAAGGTGGAACCTAAGTTAATTAATTTAGTTCCAGTAGGGTTAATACTAATGCCATTAAAGGTTTCATCAACACTAGCAGAAAAACTAGATGCTTGACCTCTAATTGCGTTAGAAGATGATTCAAATGGGTATATTCTTCCTGATGTAGAAATACCAGCATAATCTAATTGATCTTGACTACTAGTATAATTTAAAGATCTATCTCTAAAATACTTTAATACTTGAGTAGTTTTATCATATGATGCTACATATGCAGATGCTTCATTACCACTAGCAGTAATTTGAACTATTTTTTCACCTATAGTGGGTGATCCACTAATTGTAGAAAACTTGATTGAATCTAATGATGAAAAATTAGTTTCTGTATATGTATTTGCAGTTCCAACGGCAGTTGGATTTTTTACAATTCCAACTTGAGAGAATTTAGTGTCTGTTGGAAAATCTTTTGTAGAATCATCAAATCTTGCATAAATTAAAACTTTGTCAGTTCCCAATTCAGTATAAACATCAGCACCATGTCCTAAACCTGGTGGAATTATAGGGATTAACTTTGCTCTAGTATTAGCTGGAACAGCACTATTTAAAGAACCTAAATCAACAAGTGCATACGAATAACCTTTTCCACCAGCACTAACAGTCACATCTGATATTTTACCAGTTACAACGTCAACTCTTGCTTTGGCACCATCACCATCACCAATAATTTTACATTCTTGACCCAAACCATCAGCATATCCACCACCTGCATTATCAATATATACATGCTTAATTTGATTATCATTAACTGAGGAATCTCCATTTTCTCTCACTGATCTAATCTGAGAATCAGAATTAGTTGACCAATTATTAGGAACAGTAATATATTCAGTAGAATCAAATTTTATAATATCACTAGGAGATACTGTAAATAGGTATTTCCAAATATAACCATCACCAGAAATACCTGCTCTAGATGGTTCTAGATCAGTAAAATTAGGTTCATCCTGACTAATATTTCCTTGTGGATTTTCACCAGTAGAACCATTATCAACACAAATGAAAACTTTATAATCAGCGTTCATTACATAGTATTGAGAATCATATAATCTACTTGCTTTGGTTATAGGACTTTGATTTTGAGAACTATAATCATCTCTATAAATTTCATACTTAGTTCCAGCAGTCCAATCAACTCTTTTAATAATTCTTCTAATGTTTGCGGAAGAAATTTTTCTTCCAAACATCATAGTATCGCCAGCATGTGCATTCCTAGAGAAATTATCAATAGGATCTGGTGTATTTGTATTCCAAGATTCTGATCTTCCATAACCAACCGTTGATGGGTTTGGTAGACCAATAAAAACATAATAAGAATTTTTATCAGACTCTACTGACTCTATAAAATTATTGGCGTTCAGAATTCTAAACTGATCAGTAACGATTGCCGACATTTTGTTTATTAATTAAACGATACTACTTTTTTTTCTTTATTTATAGCACATTGTGCTTAATTAGATTTGAATTCTAATTGCACCTGTGTTTCTCAATCCCTTTAACGAAGATTTATCATAATTTCTTCTTTGAATTGTTGGGAATGTACTTAATCCAGAATCAACAGTTAACCCAGTGACTCCAATAGAAATTGGACTCGATGCTCTAGTTATACCAGATAATCTACCCCAAGATATTTTACCAAAGGATGTGGTTAATCCAGCATTACCATCATAATATCCAGTAACAGCGAAACCACTGATAACTTCAGATCCACTATGAATATTGCATGTTATCTCTGCTCTCTGATCGACAACATAGATATCAGCAACTTTGTAGATATTATCTAAGAAAGTTGATCCAATACTAACAATTTCATTATCATTGCCATCAATTGAAGTAACTGCAATACCACCTTTAGCAGCAGTCCATCTATTATTTGTTGTTTGAATAGATCCATCATTAAATTCAATATGTTCTCCAGTTGTTGTAATACCAGATAATGTGAATGGGGTATTTTGTATTAATACTGGATATCCAGCTTTTAAATCAGTAGCATTCTTATCTGCGTAGAAGTAGAACTTAAGTGCTAATGGATTACCATTAGTTCCAGTTGTAGTGGTTATACCAGTTATAATACCAGTAAATCCTAAAGAATTTTGTATTTTAGTTACTTTCTCAACTTCATATTCTGATCTAGAAATTAAGATTTGTGGAGATGAAGAATGAGTATATCCAAAACCAGCATTTGTAATCTGTGTTGATGCTACAGAACCATTTGTTATGGTAGCTGTGCCAGTAGCAGTTGTTCCAACTCCAACTCCAACCTCAGAAGGTGCTGAGAAACTTAAAATATAAGTTCCATCCGTATATCCAGAACCAACATTAGTTGTAGTTATTGCAGTGACAATAGAATTGTTTGAAACTGTTGCAGTAAATCCTGCAGAAACTTGATTTGTATCTGGAGTTGTAATTAATGCATCAACTGATGTAATAGTGATTCCATATCTATCAGTAGCATCTAAATGTAGAGGACCTTCTTCATAGAAGAATGCTTCAGCATCATCTACAAATATTCCATCAGATAATCCACCAATTGTACCACTAGAAGTTGTTACATCACCAATAATTTTTGCTGTTGGATAAATTTGAGGTTCAATAGATTCTCTAGATTTTGATATCAATGATCCTTTAATCCATAGATCATTCTTTTGTTTTGTCCACTCAAGTGGTTTAGGAATATCTTCATTAATTCCTGGACCAGTATATACAGAAGATTCTATCAAATCAGAAGACAGAATTTCTTTAATAATTCTATCAGTTTCCTGTGTTATAGTAACAGGTGGATTATCTGGATCTATGTGATTTGGATGTTGTCTAATTCTAACATCATCACCAATTTTAATTGTTTCTGTTACATCGACAATTTCAATATCAACTCCTAATTGACCGAGGAAGAAGAATATATCAACTTTATCACTATCTAATGGTGCTTCTGTAAATGTAAAGGTTGTACCACCTTGGAACTGATATGAAATATCTGGAGTTTGAAGAACACCGTTAACAAATACTAATAGAACAGCATTAAGATCTATTTGTGAAGAAAGAACTGCTGTTTCATCAATTTCAAAACTCAATAATTGACCATTAAAGAATAATGGGAATCTCTTTCTATATCCATCCTGTAAACTATCAATACTATCAATGAAGTCCATTTCACCAAACTGCCAAGCAGCAAAGTAATCATTGAATGTCTCAACAACTTCAAGTTCAAAATCTTGTAATGGTTTTTGCAATCTCTTATCAGTAACTAAACCTTCTGGTTTA